AAATTCGTGTATTCTATCTGAACCGACATGCATTGTCACATGAGTGTAACCAGCTTTGTGCAATTTCGACATCTGATGAAGCAATGTAGGATGATCCTTTGTCATAGCCTCGACCTTCGCACCCTTTACAGCACGAGAAAGATGCTTCACCTTCTGTTCAGGTGTCAGAGGATTTTTCTTGGCATCATGAGATCCAGTCGTCAAGATCTTATGATCTGCGCCTTCTTTCTTGGCAGCATCCATCACATGCTTCACGACCATCTCGTGGCCAGCATGGACTGGATTGAATCGACCTTGTGTGATATGAATGGATTTCATTGGGCTTTTACCTTATTAAAGTTGGCAGCCGAGAACTCAGCACGATCGACGATCTTCGTAGGACGATTGTGTCTTACGACTACGAAACCTTCTGGCTTTGATTTCTTGCCATTAATGCTGTGATCAAACTCAGCACCGCTCGAGAGCGTATGAGCGAGAATGTCCTTTGCCTTCTGCAAATGCTTATGCTGGTTTAGTACGTTTTCAAAGTGTGCACGATTGCGTTGAACGTGCCCGATATCTGCTTCCATCGCTGCAGTCTTCGCAGCCTTCGATGCTGCCATCTTCACACCTTCGATCTTTTTCTGGTGTGCTTTCATGTAGTGGTTCATAAAACCTTCTACACTTGGCTTTGTTCCAGTGCGAACAGTATGATTGATATAAGTCTTCAGCGGAATTTCATGACCTTTGATGGATTCATAGGTTTCAGGCTTTGCTTTTTTATTATGTGCTGCGGCCGCAGTCATAGCCTTCGCAAAGCGTTCGCGCTGCTGAGGTGTATACTTGATGCCATCGAGGTGATGCTCAGTAGAAATAAGATGCACATCTTTGTGTAAACCAAAGTCGTTCAGTTGGGCACCATGCTCGGCCTGCATATCCTCGAGGTTCTTACCATTATACTTGGTATGAATGGCTACGCCGATCTTCGAGTTGAGAGCAGCCTTACCATGAGCAGAGTTCTTGTTTGCAGAGTATGTGATGGTGTTAGGCGTAAAGTGTACGCGGCCATCTGATTCGTGAACATCGTCAGGAGTATGCATGATATCTCCTTGGAAAACACCCTTCTTCGGTGTCACCTTCGGAAGATGTTGCAAAGCAGCTCTCAGCTTTGACACGAGACCAGGAGCATGGCCATGGTTACGCTCGATATCTTCTTCTGTATAGTTGATCTTTGGATTCTTATTGAAGGCAGATTTCGATGCCACAAAGAATCGACCAGTTTGAGGATGGCGACCGAATACCACAGAAGGAGAACCATCATACTTCATGGTGATTCTTGTATCGTTGTTTTTACCTGTCAACTTGTCATGCACATCTTTGAGATTGTGATAGGCATGAGAAAAGCCTTCATGACCAGCATTGATCACGTGATCTTCAGCATGCTCAAGATGCTTCAGCTTAGTTTCGTCAAGCTCTTCTGCAAGGAAATTTCTAAAACTTGTCATCGTACTGTTTTTACCGATCCATCAGGATTTACAAAGAAAGCTTCGAACGTAATGTCAGGAAACTCTTTCTTCAGAGAAAGAAATGCCTGAAGATTGCTAGGAGCATCATCAAACAACCGAAGCTTAGTGTAGTTCTTAGTATTTATATACTTACGAAAGATAATCTTCTTAGCTTCAGCCGAAGAGTCGATCTTCAGGTTACCAGCTCGTTCGACATGAATGTTATCGATAGGTAGACCGTAATCTCGGAACGTCTGAAGGAAGATATCTTTGTTATCGAAGTCAGCTCGTGCTGTACAGATAATCACTCGGCTATGAGGATTCTTACGAGAGTTAGCAAAGATAGCCTTCGTCTTGGCAACCATTCGAGTGATTGGTTTCGAAGACTTGCGAAACACCTCAGCGTTGGCAAACTCGCCAAAGTCGTAGGTTTCACCCTTCTTACGCTTGTAAGTATTGAACTCTTGGTTGTCTAGCATTCTGACAAGGTTGCCGTCTTTTACAACGGCAACCTTAGCATATGTGTGGAACAGTGTCTCATCGATATCGAATATCGTAAGTGTACCTGTACCAACAAACTCTTTAAATCGTTTCTTTATCATAGTTACACTCTACTATAGTTTCGATAAAATGTACATGTTTATTTTTATAACTTTACATTTGGTTTGAGCACGCCGCTCGTCAAACGATCCAACATGATATCGCTCTTTTTGACTTTTTTGATAGCCATAATCTTTCCGACATCTTTTGTGGAGTTCTTAATAAAGATGATCTCATGATTCTTAAAATAGTTGTCATAAGCGCGCTGAGCAAAGTCTGCTTCAATACGCTTGAGTTCATCAGGATATTTCTTTCGAATGGCATCAAGCGCGGCTTTATTCACACCTTCGCCAGTAGCATTAACCTTCTTTTTAAGATCTAGCAGATCTTTGACAATATCACTGAGATTGAACGTTCCACCGAGTTTAAAATTCGTGGCATATCCGCTAGCAGTTACGTCAACGGCTTTCACTTCAAACTTACCATTTCTTGCTATCAAGTCAACGCCGGCGGACGACCCACCACCAAGATGAGCCGAGTTGACTAAAAAGTAAAGCGTAACTTCTCCAGGACCAACGCCTTTGAGATTGTAGTTATGCATTTTCGAGAACATTGCTGAATCTTCGCGCTTCAGCTTTTCTATCAGTGTGTTGATCTTATTCATGTCAACAGATTCAATAGTATCTTTCAAATTAAACTTCGGAAAGAAGTGCATATTGAAAATATGCTGGATCTCATTCTTGAACTGAGTACTTTGAAAATCTGAAGAATTTAAATTAAAAGATGTAACATGCAAAGCGCGTTTTATAAAATCCTTATTCATAATTTATTCCTTATTCGTTTCTTTATTTATCAATAGACAAAATAAACCGGAGTTGGTTATCTTTCGTGTCTATATTGTCTTATCTACCCTAATCGACAATAATTGTACATGCTAAAGTGTAATAAATTTGCGTCGAACAAAAAAAAGGCCAACCCTTGAGCCGAAGCATCAGAGGGGTTGGCCATGTTATTCTTATTTATATTAGGCTGCGACAGCAAACCATTCTGGTATAGGACGCTTAGTCCAAGCCATCTTAAATCGATCCTGCTTCGTCTGATAAAACTTACGATAAGATCCTACGATGTCGTTGTAGTTGATACACTCAGGATTGGCCTTCATGGCCAGAGGCTGAGGTGTCTTGTAACCAACTGGAATGTTACGCGGAGGATTCTTCAGTGCTTCTCGTAGTAGCGTATCAGTGCTATGAACCTTGCCGTAGCGATACGTATACTCTTCACAAAGAGCTACAAAGTGGACGTAGTGCCAATTGTAGTTGTTATTACTCTGTGCAGTCCATACGGTGCAAGGATGATGCATGTGCACAGCCCGGTAGAACGTATTTTCGCGTTCGTCAGGAAGAGTCCATGCCTTCGACATCGTCTTACCTGACTTCGAAGGAATACGGCACTGCTCGCCGTCAAGCATGCGATGAACAGTCGAAAGCATTTGAGCACTCTCGACAATCATCTTTACGACATGCTTGTCGCATTGCAGCTGAGCTGCCTTGACTGGATCACTGTCGAGAATAAAGAGGTTCATATTCCGGCTTTCTTTACTAAGTCCTTGTAACCACGCCAAGATGGGTGGACATTATCAGGTTGAACATACGAGGTAGAAATGATCTTGTCTCCGTATTTAGTTGCGATTTCTTTCACCGCAGCATTGACACCGGGCTTACAGAAACCTTTATTGCATGGAGGCATAATCCATACTACATTGCCTACCTTAATGCGAGTTCTAATTTTTGTAAACTCTTTTTTAGTATTCACACCCTTATGGTCGTTCGTACCGAGGCTGATTACAATCTTCTTAGCTTCGAGCGGCGTATTACCCCACTTCTTATTCCATTGCCACGTATTGAATCCGCCTTTTGAATACGATACGCATTCTTTCGGAGCAAACATCTTTGTGCCAACGCCGATTGAATCGCCGATGATGAGGCAAGCCAACAGCATACTCATACTTGAATTCCTGTCACCTGCTTCAGATACTGTGTTGCTACTTGTTGACTCGTTTCAGTTGCACCAACAATGACGGTGTCAGAGATGACAACGTTGTTATCAGGAGCCGACATCATCCATGGCATCATAGCAAAACCCTGCGGTCCCATGCCTACAGTGCGAGGCTTAAGCAGTTCAGTGACTCCGCCGTCTTGTTTGACGCGAGAGATGATTTCTTCGCCTGACATGAGCTTAATTGTATATACTTTATTCTGTTCCATTATCTTCTACCTTATGTACGTATTTAAATTTCTGTTCTTCTGGCCAAGCTTTGAGATAGTCATTGTCCTCGTCAAACAAGCGAAGATACTCCGCATCATCGATAACACGAGTAGACGTAATCATCTCATCAATATGCATCTGAGAAAATTCTTCAGCCTCGTTCATCGTGACAGTGTCTTTGGCATCCTCTGCGTTCTCACAATCA